AAGAATGTTACTGTCTGCATACCAGAACCATCTCGTAGTGTTGCAGACTTCCATTTGCCTGGACGTTGATTACTCATTTTTTCTCCTCACATTTACGTTTAACTTCAACTTTCATTATTCCAAAGTCTACCATAATATCACTATGTTTGTCAAGTCTTATGGTACATTCTGTTTTACTTTTAAACTCTTCAACAACTACACCAGAGAAATCTTTTTCTGGGGTTGTCATCATGATACTTGTAATTAGTAGAAATGTTTTCATAACATCACCTCTTTTTAGGGAACACCCATTTGACTAATTCAGGCATCTCATAATTAACTTGTTTGAATATTGCAAATCGGTAGTTCATCTTCTTTGCAGCTTTTACTGCTTCTTCTAAAGATTTATATCTACCTACAGTACCAACATTCTCATTAAAAACATCATATGTTATTACCATTTTGACTCGCTTTCTCAAATTTTATTGAATTTATTAATGTGTCTTCTGCAACACTAATTGCACTTGCAGTATCTTCATCTCCTAATTCAGTTGCAACGCAATGCAACTCTGTCAATTTGTTTAACAATAGTTCCATCATTTCTACTTTAGTGTCAATATCTGTTATCACGATTTACTCTCCCTTATCTTTTCCATTCTCATTACAGACGCAATCCACTGTTCAGGCGACATGATATGTGAACCAGTGGTTATCTTGAGTTTTGCATCTTTAAACTCTTTCTTCAACTGATTACCAAACTCTTTACCAATAAACACTGATGCAAGTTTGATTACATCCCTACGGAAACCAATGTCATGATGCATATTACCACACAAGTGTGCGAACTCATGAATGATTGTGTAAGGACAGTTGTTCTCTTTCAATCGGATTGCACCGTACCAAGTCGCTTGACCAGCAGTTGCATGACGAAAGTTTGCCTTCTCAATTGATACATTGAGTTTACCTACACTAGAACCAATCGTGTTTTCACACAACTTCTTGTAGGTCTTAGACTTTGCAATCTTCTTACAGTATTTTACTGTCTCTTTCCAATTCAGAGTCTTGAACTGTGCTCTTCGTTTATCTTCGTCTACACCTCTTTTAGATTCTTCAAGAGTAATGTTTTTATATTCTCGTATTGCTTTGAACTCTGCATTGTAGGTCTTTTGTCTACCACTATCTTTAAAGTTTGCTTTACCAGACTTGATAGTCTTATTTTTCTTAGACCAATAGTTTGCATATTTGTTTGCATAATCATGACCCATGATTTTCAATGCACCTTGATATGCATCTGTTGAATTAGTGAATGTCATTATTAACCTCTATATCATCAGCAGTAAAAACCTTTACTGCACCATCATCAAAATAAACAGTGTAGTGTGTAACACCATCAATATCCTCAATAGAACCTATCCGTCCTACCATACCATAATCAGTAATTACGTTGTCATCAAAAGTCATTATGCGAACTCTCCGTTTGCAATTTTTTCATCTTTAATCATTTCTTGTGCAGTGTAGAATATCTCTTTTGCACCGTCATGAGTTTCAAACCCATATTCATCAGCAAAGTCCATGCTACTTGTAAAGAACATTCTGTCTTCAAACACATTGACGTTTTTGGTATCTAGTATGTACTTCAACATCTTAGCGGTTTTTGCAAACCCAACTTGATTACCAGCACCGATAAAAACACCGATACCACCGTCCATTGCATCAATAAAAACTGTTTCTTTTTGATTTGTCATGTTTTCTCTCTTTCTCTTGACTATACTATTATAATACACACTTCCTATAGCAAAGTCAAGTTTTATTTTCAGACGTAAAAAACCCTCATAAATCAAGGACTTACGAGGGTGAGATTTTGTGTGATATTTGGGGTTTGTTATAAAAACAACAAGTGATTCGCTATTTTCGTTCTTTTAGAATGGTATTCATCATATCAGTACCAGTGCGTGTGAAGTATCTAGGTGCAAATGCATGGATAATTACAGCTGGTATAATCAACTGTAACCTCATTGCAACCCATAGTGCTTGTACCATGTGTTGTAGTGCAGTTTCATTTACTTCTTCTAGGTGTAGTTTACATTTACGACTAAACATTAACGTCTATCTTTCTTTTTAAGTTCGTTTGCAATCCACTGTTTAGCTTGTCTCTTAGAAGGTTTCTTCACAACAAGACCACGAATACGTTTGAATACTTTATTGAATATATCCTCACCAGCGTCATTGTTATCTACAATAATAAAGTTTCTAGAACCAAATAATGATTGGAATGAACCAATATTCTTTTGTACGTTATTCCACATTTGTTCTACAGACTTCTCTGGTAAAGTTCTTTTTCTTTCTTTGTTTCGTATCTGTGCAGTTTCTAATGAAGTGTTCACGAATATCATCATGGTTTCATAACCAATCTGGTCTAGTAGTGCTTTCTGTCTACTAATCTTTGCAACGTCTTTTCCAGTACCGTCAATGATAACACCAAGTCTACCATCAACCCATAAACCTTGTCTTGCTTTGGTCTTTTGTTTTGACCGTAGACGTATCTCTTGACCTTTATCTGAGAAGATGTCATCTGGTTTACCAATATCCAGACCAGCATTCTCTAGGTCTTTCTCGTAGATTTCATCAGAGTTCACAATCTTCATACCAAGACCACCAGTGGTCTTCCTCACAACGTAGGACTTACCACTGCCTGGCCCACCAGCAAGAAAGATTGCGTTAAATATGTTGGGGTCGTAAACTCCTTCTTGTAATTGGTGAAATGTTTTCATCATTAATCCTTTGTAACAACTGTTGTATGTATTTAGTCTCTTCTGGTTTCATGGGTTCAATCCTTCTCTCTTGTCTCTGTAGGTTAGTAAACTTCTTCATCTTCAGTTTTGCTTTATTTGTCATTTTGTTCCCTCTTAAAAAATATGGTTGAACATGATATAGATTGTTGTTACTTTTCTCCTTATGCTACTGTATATTCATCACCAGCCATATATCCTGCTGATACATTGACTGAATTAGATTTATTTGTGTCTGTTGCAAATTCATCATTTGGTTGAATACCGATATTTGGTAATCTTTCACCTTTTTTAGAATCCTTTGCAACTCTCATAATAATCTTATGTTTGAGTTGACTAGATTGTGTGAAAGTATGTCTTAGATGCGTGACTACATAACCACCACTTAGATTCTTATCTAACTTATCATCAGTTAAGGCACTTTGAGCTCCAATATCTAAATTAATTTTATCGCCTGCTTGAATAAATGTTTGACCATTGATTTCAACATTGAGTGTCAGTCCTTTATCAAACTGTTCTTTTCTAGATAATCCTCGTTGTAATGTTTGATTTTTATTATCACTCTGGTAAGGGTAATTTTCACCCTCTGAAAAAGAATATCCAGATGCAGTTGAAACTACGAATAACTTTGTATCTTCGTGTTCAGTTAAACCTTTTAATGTGTCTGGGTCTTTTGCTTCTGTGATAATTGGTTGAGACTCCCCATTGTCTGGATGTATATCTCTGTCAAAATTACTTAGGTAATCATATTTATATAAGTCAAGTTTTTTATTGTACACATCATGTGTAATTAATTTGGAACTTAACATACCACTTTGAATATTCTTGTTTGTATCTCTTGATGATACAATCTGATAGTTTACTATGGTATCTAGATTCGCTTGAACATCTACAATACCTTGGTCATTTAGTTGAGCTCCAATATTTTCTTTGAACTGAAACTTTGGTTCTTCTCTACAAATACTATCAAATGTTCTAAAATGATATCCTTTAGTTGTTTCGTAAAATAAGTATGATGGAGATGAATTATTTATTTGCGAATTGGATATTTTTGACAAATGTTTAATGCAGTTGAATGGTCTGATATTTGGAAATACAACCTTGACATTATTTGCAGTTGGTTCATAGTAAAATGTCTTTTTACTTCTTAAATAAGTTCCATCTCTAAGAATTTTCTCTACAATTTGTGATGGTTGTCCACTATAAGATTGTGATACTTTACAAGTATTATTTCTAAATCCCTCTATAGAACCAAACTGTAGTGATACAATTTGTGCGTTTTCACCATCACCCTCTTGAAGATTTACCTTGTAAATCATTAGTGGTGATAAGGTATAATCAATTGTTGTGTCCGGCTCTGGTTTACTTTGTGGTGTTTGTATTTTGAGAACTAATCTTTCTTCACCAACAATTGGAAAGTTAGTAACAATGTTAGTGGCGTCTTTTACTGTGATATTACCAGATATTGCAGAGGTGTAAATGTTTTCAAATATATTTATTTCTTCAACAATCGGTTTGATATCAAATCTTTTGCCTGATGTTGTTATGATACGACACTCTTCAAGAAGGTACTCGCCTGCGAATTGTAAATCGCTTTTTGCAACCATTATGTACTCTCATTCATTTTCTGTTCAAACTCTTTTACAAAACCATCAACATATTCTGGTGTAATGAGTCTGATTTGTCTCTTCTTCTCTTGTAGTTTATCCTCGTATTGGTAATTAGATATTGCAGTTGCAGATGGGTAATCAGATGTATTCATACCAACATCTATTGTGATGGATGTATCTCCAGATGTTTGTGCAATTTCATAGTGATGAATTCCTTGTGGATTATCATACTTATCAAATACAAACTGTTCAAATCTTTGAACACTCATAGGCCATTCTTCATAGTAATCAACTATATCATTTGCAACTAAAACAACCCAATGTAAATTTACATCACCATAATATCTGTGTGCAATCATCTCTGGTGTTTCACCGTCTTGTACATCATAGTAATCAAATCCTAAAATGTTTTCTTTAACTTTTGCAACTAGTTTCACTCTAGACAATATATCTTTCATTACGGTAAATTTACCGTCACCTTTTGCACTATATAAAACACTTGGAAACATTTGAAAATATGACATATTAGAATCCTAAAGCTAATCGTTCTCTGGTGATAAGGTCTATTTCTTTAAATTGCAAGTCTATTTGTGTTTCTACTGGTGGAGCACCCTTTGCATTTGGTCTAAAGAACTGAACTCTTTCACCACCATAAGTTACATTACAACTTTCCAATACACAAGTTGAAACTCTGTTTAGATATTCATTTATTCTACCATCATTCATCATATATGTAACGTCAAAAGTAGCAGGAACAATAAATGTTCTATCTTGTAATCCACCTTCAAAACTTGGTGCCATGTAGAATCTAAACATTCTTACAATTTGGTCTACGTTGTCTGCTTCTGCTTCTGATTTAGGCATCATTTTAAATGAATATGAAAATGTTCTTCTATCAATACCATTAAATGTTAATTCAAGTCTAGGATTCATAACTGTACCAGATGCAAGTTCTATTGCACCCTTAGCACCTTGTGAAATTGTATCTGCGGCTGTCTTAACTGCACCCTCAATAAAATCACCACCTTGAGTTTTAAGTTCGTTTTTAAGAGAAGAAAAAGTCTTTCCTACACCAGCACCAGATGCCGCTGTTGCAAGAACATTAGCTGCACCAGTCGTTAACATACCCATTTCTGTTTCATTATATTTTGATGCTTGTCCAACACTAAGAGTTGCAGGCATATAGAGTGCGATAGAACTCTTTAATCTTTTTGTTCCCTTTTTTGGAACACTGACTGTAGATTCTAATGGTTTACCATTAGACCCTCTAACACCGCCTGGTTCTAATCCTCTAAGTGAACCATCATATTTTACAACACCTCCATGTTGACTAAAAGCAATCTTTGCGTTTTCAGTTTCATTAATATTGAATATAACAAAATGTCCTTGGTCGTTTGAACCTAAGTCTTCTGGATATGCAATATGTACATCTTGAAATGGGTTTAGTTTTTCATAATTACTTCTACCAACTCTACCTTTTGCATTTGGTGAAAATCCATCTGTACGAACTCCACCCAACGCATCAGCAACCATATTCTTAACTCTACGAGTAGCGTGGTTGACAACAGTATTTTTTATTTGATTTAGTATAGCTCTGGGCATATCTATAAATATCCTTAGTTACATACTATTTAGGTGAATAATAATGGCATACCGTGGAAGATATATACCAACATACCCAAAAAAGTACAAGGGTGACCCTTCTAATATTATTTATAGAAGTTTGTGGGAAAGAAAATTTATGGTATATTGTGACCGTAATGATAAGATATTGGAATGGGGTTCTGAAGAGTTCTTCATACCATATCGTTCACCGTTAGATGGTAAGATACACAGATACTTTCCAGACTTCTACGTTAAAGTAAAAACTAAACAAGGAACTCTAAAAAAGTGGGTGGTAGAAGTCAAACCTAAAGCACAGACCAAACCTCCCAGAACTCCCAAACGTAAAACTAAGAATTACATCAATGAAGTTCGTACATATGCAATCAATGATGCAAAGTGGAAAAATGCAATAGAATATTGTAGAGATAGGAATATGGAGTTTATTATCATAACAGAAGATGAATTAGGAATATAAATATCTGTATGTACAATAAAGAAAAAAATAGAATAATGGGTGAAGTTGTCAAAAATTTAGAACAAGTGTATGACCCAGAAATACCTAGTGTTTCAGTTATTCATCTAGGTTTAATATATGACATAGAAATATTAGAGGATAATACTTTGGTTAAAATAACACATACTCTTACCAGTGCATTTTGTCCTATGGCGGATGAAATAAATAAAGACATAAAAAACGCTGGTATGGTAAAGGGTATAAAGGAGAGTATTGCAAATTGTACGTTCTCACCACCATTTAGTATGGATATGGTGCCTGAAGAAACAAAACTTGCAATGGGTTGGTTCTAATGGCAGAAGAAACTTATTTTGATAAAATATCAGCACAAATAAAAACTGGTAATGAACCATTTAGATGGTATCGTAATCGTATTAAAGAACTTGGAACACCTACAGTTCCAGAACTATTACGTTCTGGTAAACTGAACAAAACACCTCACCCTAAACACCTAAATATGTTTGTCTATGCACCAAAGTTTGCAAAGAAGTTACCATATTATGATACATTTCCATTGGTTATGTACTTGAAACCAGCGAAAGGTGGATTTTATGGATTGAATTTCCACTATCTACCATATGCGTTGAGAGCGAGACTTTTAGATGCGGCTGGACAAGATAAATTAAGTGTGAGTGCAGTGGAGAATAGTAGATTGACTAAACCAACGATAAAAAGATATCTTTTTGGGTATACAAGGTCTATGTTTAGAAAGATAGAAAGTGAAGATAATCTAACTGCAATTATGTTACCAGTGCAAAGATTTAAGAAAGCATCAGACAGTGCAGTCTGGAGTGATTCTAGGAAAATGATTTAATGTCAAAATTTAACTTTTCAAATGTTCTTGGTGGTGCAGTATTTGGTTCTATAAATGCGTTCTTATCACATAACGCATCTAGAGATGGATATGCAAGACAAAATAGATATGAAGTTGTAATACTCATGCCTTCTGGTGTGGGTGGTTCTTCTGCGGCTGATGCTGGTTCTTCTGCACTTTCTAGTTCTGTCACTGGTCAACTTTCTGGGGAAACTGCAAGAAGAATATCATTTCGTTGTAACTCCATATCCATTCCAGCAAGAAGTTTAAGAACACAAGTAAATAGTAATCAGTATGGCCCAATACATAACGTAGTACAAGGTCAAACTTATGCACCATTAGAAGCAACTTTTTATTGTGGTTCTGACCTTGCAGAAAGATACTTTTTTGAAGAATGGCAAAAGATTACATACAATCCAGATACATATAATATAAACTATTACAAGGAATATATTGGTTCAGTTGAGATATATCAACTGAATGAACAAGACGAAAGAACTTATGGTTGTAAGTTGGAAGAGTGTTTTCCAATAACCATAGGTGCATTACCATATGGTCATGGTAATAATAATGTGATACAAACTATATCAGTTGAGTTTGCATATAGATATTGGAGAAATATAGCGACTGAACCACAAAGAGCAAACTTAGACAGTACATTACAAGATATTCTGAAAAACTCAGTTATCAGAAATGTACAGTCTAGAATACCTCAAGTGGTAAGAAGTTTATTTCCACGATAGTGATTAATATAATATAGGAGAATAAATTATGGCTTTGCCCGTATTGAATAACCCAAATTATGAGATGGAACTTCCATCAACTGGGGAAAAAATTGAGTATAGACCGTTCTTAGTAAAAGAACAAAAAATCTTGATGATGGCTATGGAAAGTAAAGATACCTCTGCACAATCCAAAGCAGTTGTTGATATTATCAAAAATTGTACCTTTGGTAAAATTGATGATAAAGTTGAAGGATTACCAACCTTTGATATTGAATATATGTTTTTACAACTCAGACAAAAATCTGTAGGTGAGACTGTTGACATTACTATTACTTGTCCAGATGATGAGACAACTAAAGTACCAGTTACAGTTAATCTTGAAGATATTAATGTTGTCAAAACAGAGGGTCATGACAAAGTTATTATGATTACTGATAAAATTGGTATGACTATGAAGTATCCAACTATGAAACAAATTATGGGATATGACATGAATAAATTGGATAGTATGGAAGGTACATTTGGTATTATTCAAGACTGTTTAGAGAATGTATTTGATGAAGACCAAGTTTATGATGAGATGAGTAAAAAAGAACTATCTGAATTTATTGAACAGATGACAACTGACCAGTTTCAAAAGGTAACATCATTTTTTACAACTATGCCTAAATTAAAACATACTGTAAAAGTTACTAATCCAAATACTGGTATTGAAAATGAAATCGTACTTGAGGGGATGCAAAGTTTTTTAGGTTAGCCCTTTCACATGATAGTCTGAGAGCGTATTTTCAGATTAATTTTAACATGATGACACATTATAACTACAGTTTAACAGAACTAGATAATATGATGCCGTGGGAAAGGGAAATATACGCAACAATGTTATCCAACTACGTTAAAGAACAAAAAGAACGTCTGGAAAGAGAGAGAAGGAATCGGTAATATGACCAAAACAGTTACAGTAGACCCAGAGGTCGCAAAAAAAGATACTAATGGTGATGGTCACATTTCAAAAGAAGAAATGGAGCTGGTATTGGCTT